ATGCGGGAGGGGGGTGCTTTTCGCGAGACCCCCCTCCCATCCCCTAAGTATCCTCTAGTCCCCGAAACTTTCTCGAGAGACCTTGCGATACTTACCGAGAACGTTCTCGCTTACGATCTCATCCATTCCTAGTTCCATCGCCAAGTCTTGATCCGCATCCGACAGCTCGTCTGAGGTGCGTACGACTCGAGCAAGGAACTCGGAAGTGTAGTATCCAGCAGAGTGATCGAACTGCATCCATGCCTCAAACTCCGTGAAAGGGTTGAAAGGATTATCGATCGTTGTAAGCATATGTTCAGCCATGTTCGATCAACTTTCCTTTCTACTAATCGCAGCGTTGAGTGTGGATGTAGGTATGCCTAGCTGGCCTGCTATCTCAGCCTGAGTGTAACCCATAGCGAGCATAGCCTTAGCACGAGCCATGACTGCAGGTGTAGCTACAGTAGCAGCACGTGGTGTAGCCAGCTTCTTGACCTGATCAAGATCCGCATTACTAAGGATCTCATTCAGCTTGTGTGTACTGATGGCACCAGCCTGAATAGCATTCCACTCAGGCTGTGTGATCTCGATCCTCTGCTTAGCTGCACCGGTACGTGAGCGAGCCTCAGCAAGGGCTTGACCCTTGATCTTCTTCAACTCATCAGACTGCATGTCAGGGTTAGCCTGCTTCTTTGCCTTGACTACAGCATTGGCAAGGAGCTGGGCCTGACGTTCAAGAGGCTTGTTCCTGATAGCTATGTTAAGCTTAGCATCAAGATCAGCAACCTCTTTAGCATGAGCACGCTTAGCAGAAGGGGAGTAAGGCAGGGGCTTAGTAACGATGGCGGTCTTACGTGCATCGTTGGCCATAGCCTTGAGTCTGTTGGAGTGGGTAGCATACACAGCTTCCATACGAGTACCGGATGACAGAGTGAATGCATCATCAGTCTCAGCAAGCTTAGTAGACTTCTCCTTTCTCACCACAGTCGTACCCTTGGCATCTACGTATGAGTTACCTGTTTCCTCATACACACGTCTGCCAGTAGCCTTATCAATTGGTCCACCCTTAGCAGCAGACCTGGGCTTGCGCTCATTGATACGGATGTCAGACGATGCCCTCGAGATCAAGGTAGCAGCACCCTTTCGTGCACCACCCTGATATTTTGCCTTCAGTTCAGCAACCCCATTATCTAGCTTGGATTGCTTGTAGTTGAGCTTGTGCTTCTCAGCGTCGATGACCACCATAGAGTGCCGGACTGCTCGAGCAAGCTCGGCATTAGTTGCTCCATGGATAGTCATATCTGTGATGAGGTTAGACACATCGCCCATCTCACGCTGCTTTGCCTTAGCAGTCATGGGTGCCATTCCATCGTATGCCGGGTAGGAAGTCTTAGGATCGAAATCCTGAAGACCCGCAAGTGGGCTTGATGTCTTGACTTGACGCGACGCGTTCGGGATAACCAGAACTGTGTCCCCATCGAAGTCTGCTCCAGACAAGCGCTCAGCAACCTTAGGACTGATACCTACAGCATCGGCAGACTGGCCGAGTGCCTTCTTGGCAGCAGGCTGACGGTTGTTGACCGTGAGCTCAGGGATCTCAAACTTCCCACCATGAGGGAACCGAACCAGGACGACTTGTTCACCGTTGTTGTAGTTCGGTGCATAGATCTCGGTTTCCTTCATATTTGGAATCGGAAGGATCACATGAGTGGACTGGCGAGGAAGGGCTGCAGCCTTGAGGTGTACAGCTGAAGAATCCACGTCATCAGCAAAAGCTTCGAGAAGCCTCTTCTTGACAACAGGATTGGTCAGTGCATTGATCTCCTCGAACTGCTCCTTCTTCCGAGCGAAGGTCATATCCAACTGCTGCTTTGCCAGAGCCGGGCTCTGCTTGGACAGCATCTGTGAAGAAAGTGTCTTCGACCACTCGCCCCAATCACCTTCCTCATTGACGATATTCATGGATGAAAGCTTGCTCTTCCCAGAGGCATCAGTGTAGTGCATCTGACGAACGACAGCGCCGAATGGATTATCGACGTCATCCTTCATTGCCTTTAGGGCGTCGAGCTTGCTGCCCGTGTCCGACTTGTTGGTGTTGAACATAAGATCCACACCGTCAGGCAAGTCATCCTTGTACATCGCCATACCCTTGATGTAGTGAGTGCCATCAACGGCGATTCGAACCTGTGCGTACTTCGCTCCGCCAAGGGAGATGTCGTCAACACCGGGTCGAATATAGATAGTACCATCAGCATCGGCACCACCCTTCTCAGCATACGTGATCCCAACACGACTGGAGCTCACACTTGCAGGAGTCTCCATGCCAAGAAAGGTGCGACCACCATCTTCAGAATAATTGGTCACTTGCTTGATCTGATCCTGGTTCTTGTAGAGCTCCGAGTATGTACTACCAGGAGGTGCGAGGACCTTGATGGTGGTCTGGTTACCCGTGCCGAGCTGCTCAACCTTGAGGTAGTAGACCTCATATCCCTCTTCACGAAGGATCGCTACCGCATTGTTGAGCTTCTCCTTGCTGACACCAATATGGGCCTCGACACCTGCACCAATATCGATGTAACCCTTTTCAGCTACTTGGCCCTTCAACATGCCGGCAGTTATACCGAGGACATCGTTGCGCTCTTGAGTAGCGGGATTGAGCAGGGCACGAACAGAGGACTCGTTGATACCCATCTGCTGGCCGATGGCCACGTTGGACATACCCTTGTCCTTGAGTCGCAGTGCCTCAGAGGCATCTGCCTTTCGCTGCTCATTCTTGGCAATGGCCTTAGCGGCGCGCAGCTGTGTAGTAGTGATGCCGAAGCCCTGAGCGATCTGGGTCTCAGAGAGGCCCTGCTTACGCAGAGTGTCGACATGGTCAAGAAATGACTTGTTTCGCTGGTTGGGGTTCTCACCACTGCCCCAAGGATATCGCCCCGACTTACGGAGGATTCCATAGTGTGCCAGATAATCCTGGATGGAGTCGTCAGTCACTAGAATGCCTCCCTCTTGTATTCGGCGATGCGAGTATCCCACTTCTTGATGAGGTCCATAATATCGATGATCTCCTTGGGGTCAGGACGATAGATGGACACGTCATCGCTTTGATAGATGCGGAGTTCGATCTCGATGGTAGGTGGCTGGATGTCGTACTCGAGACAGAATAGAGCTGCATAGATCATGGTCTGATCGTGCGATCCTGGGTGAACGCCATTCTTCAGATCATGAATACGCAGGACGTTCTTTCTGAAGCAGATAGCATCAGTAGTACCGAAGACATTTTCTGAGTAGACCAGCACCTGCTCAGGAGTCATACGGAAACCAATGGCATCGTTGACATACGCATTCAGGGTAGCGGTGGTTCGAGGGAGCTTAACTCCCAACTTGATCAGACGCGCCGCAAGGTCGTGCAACTGCGATCCTCGAGCAGCAGCAAGAAAGTTCTCAAACTTCCGTTGCATCTTCTCTTCGTCATAGCGGAGCCAGTGATACTGACTAGCGCTGAGGAACGCGTGCTTGCCCTCGAGGTGCAAGTGCGAATTGAAGTTCACGAAGTACTTCCTCTGCGTTTTCCGGATAGATGAAGGCTGCGAAGGACCATTCGTTGAAGAGCTCAACAAAGTAGTCCTGGTTTGGCTGATGAACCGACCTAGCGCTGCGCTTAAACTCAAGCATAGCCCACTTGTCGTAGTACACGATGAAGACATCAGGAATTCCCTGTTGTGAGGCAGAGTTTCCTTTAGTCAGCAAGCAATCCGGAAGGAGTTCATTCCGAATAAACTTAATCGTGTCAGCTTGGAACTTCGATTCAAGAGCCAATGCAACCTCCCATCTGAAAATGAGAGGGTATGAATGCGGTCACATTCTACTCCTTCTATTATATGCCATGTTTTTTCAGCGTGTCTGTAATGTTTTCATACGAATTCGAACGAAAGACCCCCGAACCTCACAGTACCCGCTTTTCGAGCAGCCAGCAGTACATAGTCCTCAAGGAGGCCCAGAGCTTCAGCACACGCCAGAGTGTTCGCATAGATATCTCCTGTCTCGATCACTCGCACCTGCTGGTGACGAATTGGATCGCGTCGTCGATGCTGCTTCTTCGCGCGCTGGGCAAACCACATCGGCTTGTACACCAGGTTGTCTGCAGCGTTGTTGTTGTAGTCGCCATCGATGGGCAGTGCTACTTCGGAACCGTACGGCTCACCAAGAAATGCAAGGGCCACCAGTCTCCGGATAGACCTGGTGTGCCCTCTGTTGTCCCGACGCAATATGACTACTAGTGAGTCTCTCCCGTTACTCAAAGGTTTAAGGACGAACTCCGTATCCTTGTTGCGAACCCGACCCAGATCGCTCACCTCGTAGAGAGGGAAATCCTCGACATCCAGCCACGTTTCCAATATGTCCCTTTCGTCCCAATTGCACCTTTGCCAAAAAACCAAAAAAACGGCCAAAACTTTTGTAGAAACACACTACCCTGTAATGTTCCTATATACTAAACATTACAGGGTAGACATTATAGGGGAAAGTTTTTAGCTTCAGTTTTGGTTTTTTGGTACCGGATATGTCCGTTATGTCAGGTTTGTGGCGAATCTCTTCTCAGAGAAAGTCCTCTTTTCCATCAACGCCTTCCATATTCCGATGTCGATCTTGGCTCCCGACCTGAAGACGTAGTAGTGCAGATCCACGTACGGAGTGTTCATTCGGTCGATCCGACCTTGCGATTGCTCGAAAATCTTGTACGAATAGTTCAAAGAGTAGAACGCCATGGCATCCGTAGAGACGCAATTCCACCCTTCAGCTCCCGCAGTGTACTGAACTAGGTACACCCAGGAGTCTCCATCGGGCACAGGATCGTGATTATGACCGTTCCATTCCGCGACCTTTACCACATCTATCAGCTCTCGCAGAGCATACAGCTCGTAGTTGAAGTTGTAGAAGACGATCAGTCTCGGATGCTCTTCCAGAAGCCGACGGACCGCTGCCAGACGTCCCGGGTCTGAGTTAACAACCTTCCGCATGACCGAGAATAGCTCCGAAACGTCACGGATCGGCCGCTCCTCATACACATGCCATCGATCGCGCACAACCCGTAAGTCAAACAGCTCTTTCGGGTAAGGCACGACCACGTTATGAAGTCTTCTAACTGTGTGTCTGTGGAAGGGCATCTCGACAATGATACGTCGCCGATACCCCTCAAGGATCCGGGTCTCCACGTAGCGGTCAACTTTGGGAAACTTGGTGAAGTTACTATAGACAACGTGCCGACGAAGGAATTCAGTGCGGTTCTTGTAGAATCCATGAGCGACAAATACGGGGATGTAGTCCATCCAGGTGTCCCCGGGAGTGGCGCTGAGCATGATCCACTTGTTCTTCTTGGCAATAGCGATGAAGGCTTTGACCCAGGTGCCCGATCCAACCAGTCTCTGCTCATCAAAGACGAAGAAGGCTCCTTGTATGTCACTGTACGAGACAAGGTTGTTCCAGCTATCGACCACGAACTGTATTCGTCCAACAGAATTCTCGCGGTCGTTCGAGATCGCCAATGCCGCCGCCTCTCGTTGCCAGTCCAGCTCGTCTCGCTTCTTGGCTGTGGTGATGACATAAATGTCAGTAGGCGTTCTGGGTAGGGTAGTAGCGCCCAGCCCATTTGTCTTGACAGTACCTCCACAAACTCGGGTGTAGTAATAGTAAAGAGCGGTTCTGGTCTTTCCGGTACCCACCCCGCCCTTAAGGATCGAACCATTTTTGAGCTCCTTTACCGCCTTGAGTTGGTGTGGATGCAGATCAATTGCCATTGCGTGACCTCTTAGCTCTCCACTCGGCTACCCACTCCGGGATATGCTTAGGACACCAAGTGTCTCCATTCTTCTGCTCGAACCAGCCACCACCTCGCTTGGTGTAATCCCGCCAACCGTGCCCTGGACGAGTCTCGTCACACCCTTCGCTTGCGCACGTCTGGGGAGTTCCCTCGTACGTCATACTTAGCTCCTAGTGCTGCGTCGGCAACCGACATGGGTGCGTCTTGAATAGCCGACCAAGACACGATGAACTTCTCCTGAGATACGCCCATGACTACAGCGTAGAGATGCCCCTTGGCGAGATCCTCTATGGCTACCTGCAGGCGAAGCTGGTTGTCTGGAGTCAGCTGGTTAAACAGCTCGAGGTCCCAGGTTATGTTAGCTTCACGGTAATGCCGCATACCCTGATGTACACGATATAACAGCGCTTCATGTAGCTGTGCTTGAGCTAAGTACTTCTGGATGGGATCAATCATTATCTCGCAGCCTTTCCTGTAGTCGCGTGTCAAGCTTAGTCTTCTCGAACTTGTAGAGTTCCTCGAATGCTGGGGGAGGGTTGGTATCGTATAGAGACGTCCAGACGATGAAGAATATGTCTTCATACTCACCCATGAACGCAGCAAGGCCTTTACTCTCAGCAGTCTCTTCGACAACCGTTTCAAGTCGGTCCTTGTTCCACGCAAAGAGACTATCGTACACATCCTTAGGCATGGCGATATGAGCCTCAGAGTTCGCAGTCATGCCGCGGTTCAGCTCGTAGAGGATGCTAGATATAAGCGTGTTCTGAGCCTTCTCAGGCACTGGCCAGAATCTCATCAGTATCTCCTCGCTTTCATGTTGCCACGATATGCTGACCCAGCAAGCCAGACACGTAGCATTGAGATGTCGTTGAAGATCTTGACCTCCAGGATCTCATAGCCGTTGTCCTTGCGATTCTTGAGCTGGTCGCCGTCATCTCTAGTGATTTGCCAGAGATCATAGCGACCCTCAGGTAGGCCGGCAGAGTTGAATGCCTCTCGCGGTGTAGTACCACAAGAGATATAACCCTCCCGGCCTACCTTCAGACCCTCGTTGAGTATCGTCAGACGCTCCTTGTGGGGTGCGTAGTGATACAGAGGGGTATCGGCGCTAAGCCTTCTCACTGGGCGTCCATGAGATGAAGAGCTCTCCCGGTCGGTCGTCAGAGGACTCGACTACCCTGATGCTGATGGGCTTGGCCAGAGTCACCCTCTTGAAGAAGTCGGTCAGCTGCTCCATGTTCTTGATGTCGTCGGCGAATACGATAGACGGCTCGACGTAGATCTCGCCCTCAGGGACGGCACTCATGTGCTGAAGGAGGTCCTGCATGAAGGTCGTGTCAGCTACCTCGAGCTCAGCTGGCTCGTCATCGGAGTACCACTCAGCCTTGGGGCTCCAACTGACCTTCTTGACTGTACAGTCCATGTTGGCGTCGGCGACGATGATGACGATATCCTCACCCTGAGAGACTCGAGCGAAAGTCTCCTTAACCTCGATCTTGGAGGCTGGCTTGGGAAAGAGCTCCCCTGTAGCACAGACGAACTCGCCCTTCTTGCTCCCCATCATGAGTGTGACGATCTTCTCGAGAACGGTAGGCGTCTCCTTGGGCTCCCACATGATGGTGAAGCCAAGCTTGACGAAGTCCTCCTCCTTACAAAGGTTCAGACCTCGCTCAGCGGCCACCATGATTAGCGCGTCCTGGAACGCCTCCAGTCGAATCGGCTCGATATCATCGATCACGTCGAACGGAATGAAGTAGTCACCTCGATCTCCTTGCATGAGGTTTTCCTTGGCGATCTTCTCAAGCTGCTCATCGGTCATCGTGCTCTCCTTCGGTTGTGGTTCTTGCGGTTGGGGTGCCACATGAAGCGAGTCCCAGTGAGCTCCTGCTCAGCTTCGGCCCACATGTTGGCTTTGCTTGCAGCACGGAGGATCTCCAACTCGATGTTGCGATTCAATCCGTACTTGTACTCGTCAAGGTCGTAGTTGGAGAGAAATAACTCCCCTGCAGAGCCTGGCCTTATCCAGACGTGGTGGTCGTTGATTTCAATGTCATTGTCCATCGGGATCCTCCTTTCGAAAAAAGAAAGAACCCGGGTTAGGGGTTCAGTCTTGTGAGTCTTACTCTTCGTTGTTGGCTGCGATCTGTTCGAACTTCATGGCGAAGTCGATCGTTTCGGTCAGCGCCGGTCCGCGGTCAGAGGGTACGTACTCCAGGGCGGTCTCGAATGCTACGCGGTTGATGCGCGTCTTGAAGTTGGCGACCTTGAGGTCGGTCTTCAGGGCTGCGATCGTGTCGTAGTCGACGAGGGCCTTGGTGATGTACCCGATGACTGCGGAACCGAACACGGCAGAAACGATGATGATCTCGTTCTTGTTCATGATGTGGCCTTTTCAGTAGATGGGTCTCATTATAGGCCATGTTTTCTACGCGAGGATGAAAAACATAGGGCAAGATCTGGGGAGGACTCAGGCGATATGCCCAAGCCCTCCCCGATGATCAGAGACGCGTCCTTGCGTAGACCTGCATGCCCGGGAAGTCGGGGTGATGCTCCGGGAGAGGCTCGATGGTTACCGTGATCTTGCGATCGTAGCCAACTCGACTCATGAGGTCATGTGTGACAGTCTCTGCCATCTTGGCCAGACGCTGCCAGGGATTCTCAGTGGTTGAGCTGTCGTACAGATTTGCCTCACTGATAGACAGACGAGAAGAAACCTGCGGCGGACGTTCTGTTGCATTGCGCTTGGCATTGACCATCAGAGTCCCTGTTCGTTGAAGATGGGCTTGATGACGTCTCGGACTGGCACGTCATCCTTGGTCTCGGCACGCACCTCGAAGATGATGGCATCTGGAATGTTCTTCTCGCCGTCAGCCTCCTGATCCTGGATGGTCAGAGTGAAGCTCTTGCAGTCCTTGATGTTGAGACCGGTCTTCTCGAGGCAGCCCTCGATCACCTTCTTAGCGGTCTCAGCAACCATCCAGTTCTCGTTGGACCCCTGAGCAAGGGCAAAGCGGACACCGAATCTCTGTCCCATGGATATACCTTTCTAGTAGTAGAGGTCGAGGTCCTTGGCGTAGGAGCTCTTCTTGTTGGGGGTGGCGTGTCTCTGCGCGTTAGCCTGCACAGGCCCTAGAGGCCATTCATCGAGATGTTCCTCCATGACGTTACGCCGATTCGCCATGAGACTTCCTCGATTAGGTCCCTTGAAGCAGAGAACAGCGATGTGTCGATCAAGAAAGCGTCGCCACTTCGATCGATTGTCGTTCCCGTAGTCGACACCTAGGACCTTTACGATCTTGGGATCCCAGAAAGGGTTTACCATCTCGTAAACTGCGTCTGGTCCTAGAATCGTACCCGCGGCCACTGTAAGGTAGACATCGAAGTCGTGTTGCTGCATGACGTGTTTGATCCCGGCGAGATATGCTTCCCTCGTATGTGCCTTGTCTTTAGCTATGACAATGACGTTGGGCGAAAAGAAGCGAAGTCGACGAACTTCCTCCACTACCTCAGGAAGCATAGAATCGACACTGCTCGAGTTGTCTATGAGTCGAACGAATCTCGGGATGAGCGTCTGCGTGCGGATCGACTCCAGCGTATCGGCAGTAGCTTCAGGTCCTTGGTCGTCCATCGTGACAATGAGCGCCACTCGGATAGATAGCTTCACTCATCCTCCTCAAGCATGGCTCGAAAGAGCTTGATCTGTTGCAAGTCCACGGGTGTGGGATCAGGAGCGATACGCCACTCATTCTTGGGTATGGCAGAGAAAAGATGAAGGATCACGTCGCCTCCTCGAGCACGAGCCCTAACCTCTATCTCATTACTGGACTCAGCCCACAGATCGCCCTTGACGTCTACAGCTTTGTACCAAGGGGAAGGCTTGTAGACGTCCTGGGGTTCGTCCAGATGATCCATGTGTTCTTTGGCGAGACGCAGAGCTGCATCCATCTCGTTTGAGACGTCGTAGCCATCGGTCTTCTCATACTGCTCGAGTATTTGACGGAGAAGCCGTTCAGCGGTACTCATTCGCCCTTCTTAGGCTTAGGTCCCCAGCTGATACGAAAACGATCCGGAGGGACTCGCTCGACACGACGAACCTTAAGATCGTCAAGCCGCACAATCTGCTTGGGGCCGTCATGCTGCTCGACCGCATAGATCTGGAGGTTCTTCGCCTCAGCAATCGGACCGAAGACGTCGTGCATCTGTTGGTAAGGATCACCCTCGAACGACTCAGCATCGATGGTGCATTCGCCTTCGAAATAAAAGCGATCTACACCCATCAGAGGTGCTAGCTTCTCGACGACTTCTTGCCATGTGTAGCTCATCGTCGCTTCCCCTTCCGAGCTCGCTGGGTACCGCCGGTCTTCTGTGACATCCTGAAATCCCCCGGCGGAGGAAATCCGTCACGATTGCTGCGCTTGCCCTGGAGTCGGCGTTGCTGTCGGTTCTGCAATGTCTGCAGTGGATAGGGGTTGCCGGTGTATGGCATCAGCGGCGCTTAGCCATGTAGCGGAAGATCTTGAAGAACAACCACAGACCACCCGTGCAGATGATCAGGAGGATGTCCAGCAGGAACTTACCGAGACCGTACTTGGCCTTACTCTTGGTGCGTGACATGAGTTCTCCTTGTGTGTGAGAAAAAAGAAAGGAGAAGACACTCCTGAGCCTAGATATGAGATACCAGGGCGATCTGATGATATGAGATACCAGCAGGGGTCATGCGATACGTAGTACCACACAGGAGTGTCTTCTCATTATAGGGCGTGTTTTTACTGCGAGCGTCGCCTGAACCAGCAGATGCTGAGTCGACCGATCTCGATGATGAGGTGGTGGCGGTCCATAAAGAAATACCGCATGTAGTTCTTGTACCACCGGATGCTGAGGTTCTTGCCGATGCTGAAAGACTTGTGGCTACTCATCGATCCCTGCCTTCACGTTAGCGATCTTCCGGTCGAGATACCACTTGGCCTTCTCGAGGTCCTGGATCAGAGTCTCGGGATCCTTCTTGCCGGCACGGGCAACATACTTGACGGTGTTACCCAGGTGGAATCCGAGATCCCACGCCTCGATAACCTTGATGACCTCGTAGTCGTCATCTTCACCACCGTAGTGGGCAGGGTGGTTGACCGCGGCTTCAAGTGCCGGCAGATCTTCCGTAGGCCCTATCGTCCAAGCGATATAGTTCTGACGGAAGTGATCGGCGCCTGCAACAGCGAGAATCTGCTCTTCTGTGATGATGAGCCAGTTGTCCCGCTCCAAAGGGATACGCTTACCGAAGCCTGCGTAGAGAGTGTTGTCGATAAGATCCAGCTCGCCAGTCACCCAAAAAGGCGTGAAGACTGCCGGAAGCGACCACTTATCCATGCGGTATTGCAGGATCATCATGACTTGCCAGGCGACGACGATCTTGTCGTTCACGATGTCCTTGTAGGTGTGTTCCTCGTGCTCCATCAGTTCTCCTTCTTGAAAAGCTCGGGTGACGGATATGGAATGATACAGACGATCTTGACGTAACGACCCCAGCTCTCGGAGTAGTCGATCATGCGCGTGTACCACTCTCGAGTCATGACTCGCTTGGTACCCGCCGACATCCGGACAACGACGTTCTGCTTGGCGTGACGGGGCTTGCGCTTACGCATGAGTACTCCTTGGTATGGGACTGAAACCTCAAGGAAGAGCCTAGATATGACCTAGACTCAACCTTCAAGCGTCAGCCGACAGAACAGCCGTAGCAGTAGCACTTCGGAACGGCGCCCACCCAGAGGACCCGCTCCTTCTTGACGATCTTGAGGCCTCGCGCCCACTTCGGGCACGTACCCCAGAAACCAAGCTCGTCGGTGTAGCGCCAGATGAGTCGAGCCTTCATGTTTCCTCCTAGTTGTGGAATCCCAAGGAAGAGCTCAGAGATATACCCTGAGCCCAACCTTCAGACGCCAGTATTACTTGGCGGTGTTGACCATCGGCGTAGAGCCCTCAGGCACCACGAAGACTGTACCCTTCTTGTACG